TTATTTTCGCAGCTGCTTCAATGCTTCCTGCAGCCGATCCGGGATGGGAAGTCCCATCCGTGCGGCATTTTCCACAATGGAAAGTCCTTCATTGGATAGGTAGAACAAGATGGCGGCGGTCCGTAACGCGCTGCCGGAGCCAAGCATCGTCGCATCCAACGTATGAGCGACACCGACGAGTACAAAAAGAAGCACCTTCCGGCAGATGCCTATAAAGCCGATCTCGCTGGATAGCCGCCGCTCCCTGCAGGCGCATAATACGCCGGTAATGTAATCCAGACAGACAAACGTCAGCAGGGCATAGAGCAGATTGTCGAACCCGCCGATGAACCAGCCCAGCCAGGCACCGACAGCCGCACATCCGATTCGTATTTCATTCCATGTCATGAATTATCACCCCGCTAAGGTAGCCTTGATTTCCAGATACTGGTCCCCGTATTTCACATTATCGATAAACTGGATGTTATACTTCTGCCCGCGGAACTTAATGTTCCATTTTTCCGAGATATCCGAGCGGTACCGGATAACAAACGACACATCCTTTTCCAGATGAACGGCTGCGGCGAAGAAATACTGCCCGCCGTGGATATTGGTTACCTTGGCCCAGGTACTGCCCTTGCTGACCAGCGTGGTATCATACCCGCCCTGCCCATCAGAGACATTCTCCTCCACCATAAACTCAATCCGCTGCTTCATTTCCCCGATATCCATCAGAACACCTCATCCCGATAGGAAAACAGCATGGCCCTCATGAGCTTGATCATGGCATCGAAGTCCGCCGTATCCCGGTTCTCATACAGATAGGCCACGCCATACAGGATAGCCGTCTTGATGTCCTCCGGCAGCGTCGTGTAGTCGCTTAACGGATGGCGCAGTACATTTTCCACCGTCGTTGTGGAGGATTGAATCAGACTGTCGATCAAAGCATCCTCCACATCATTATCAATACGCAGGTATAATTTAGCTTCGTCCCGTGTTACTGCCATGCTGCCACCTTCCTTCTGTTATTTGCTGGCCTGCTTGAGTGTCTTGATGGCTTCCGGCAATACGATCTTGGCATCGACGCGCTGGGAGCCGAGAAAACCGACCTGACCGGTAACCGCGTATAATTCATTCAGGCGCTTAAAGGTACGGCCCTGCCTGTCGGCAATCCAGTAGTAGGAAAAATCACCGAACAGCACCGTCTTGGCGTCGGCTGCCATCTGCGGCATATACCGACTGGTGACGACAGGACAGTTCAGAATCTTATCCGGTACATCGGCACTGACGGAAGGCTGCCAGATGTACTGGCCCTGCGTATCCTTCAGCTTCCGGATGGCCTTGACGGTGCTTTCATGCAGCAGCAATGTAGCCGACTTGCGGTACGGCTCGCGGAGCGAATAGTACAACTCGATCAAATCGTCAAAGGTAATCGCCGTAGCAGAGGCGGCAGTCGAGCCATCCGAAGCACCGGCGGCATCGACGAGGATGCCGGACGGACGATCCGTTCCGGTGCCGGTGAGGGAGGCTTCTTCTTCGGCATTGCCCAGCCTGCGGGCGAACTCCTGCGCCATGTATCCTTCCAGGTCGAAGGCAGAATCGTTCAACAGTTCTTCGGATACCTTGACGAGCGTACCCAGCTTATGCGCCCCGATGGACACCTGGCCGAAGGTGGTGTTGCTTTCGGTGTAGGCGGCTTCTTCATCCGTCCATGCAGCGGTTCCTTCGCTGGCAACGACCGGAATCTTATGGTCGCCGCTTGCAGTCTGGATCACATGGGCAAGGGAGCGCAGCACATTTTCTTCTGCCAGCATCTGGATCAGCGTCCGTTCAAATTCGTCCGGTACCAGGTAGCCGCCCTGAGGATCGGCCCCTTCCTTTAAGGTGTTGCGGATTTCCGGACGGGACTTGCCGCGCATGCTGTCCCAAAATGCGGGTGCATAGGCATCACTGAACCTGCCATGCTTAGTTACATCCTGTTTTGCAGGCTTGTTCACAATAGCGGTTGAAGTCGGCCTGCTTAATTCAAGATCAATGGCAGCCTGCGTTTTCAGTCGGTCGATTTCCTTGCCCAGCGCCATGACATCGGCTTCCATCTTGTCATACGTAGCAGCATCTTCGGTGGAAAGCGTGTCACCGGCTGCCTGTTTTTCATCCAGGAATGCCTTGGCCTGCTCCCAGATATTAGCACGTTTTTCCTGCAGTTCTAATAGTTTACTCATATTGGTACCTCCATTTAATGTGTTAAGAGCGACAGTCGCCGCTGCAGCGACGCTACGGATATATGTGACTCTGTTTTTATCCTTGATTTCTTGGCGATGGCTTTGTTCAACAACGCATTGGTGACCTGCCGCCGGGAAAAAGAATAACTTCCCATACTGGCAGCATCATGCATTTGTTTGCTATCACTATCAGTCAAAATGCTGTCGGCAAAGCCGAGTTCGATTGCTTTTCCCGCATTCATCCAGGTCTCGGCATCCATCAGATGGGATAACTGGGTGCGGGAGAGTCCGGTCTTTAATTCATACGCATTGATAATGGATTCCTTTACCTCTGACAGCATAGCGATGGCTCGTTCCATTTCATCGGTGTCGCCCATGGCGATCGTGAACGGATTGTGGATCATCATCAGTGCGGTCGGTGCCATATTGACGGTTGTGCCTGCCATAGCAATCACGGAGGCAGCCGAAGCCGCAATCCCGTCGATATTGACATGGACCTGCCCGGCATAATCCATCAGCATGGCATAGATCTGGCTGGCTGCTACGCAGTCGCCGCCGGGCGAATTCAGCCACAAGGTGACATTGCCCTTCCCGGATGCCAGCTCGTTTTTAAACAGCTTCGGCGTTATCTCGTCATCGAACCAGCTTTCCTCGGCAATGGTACCGTCAATGGTAAGGATGCGTCCGGTATCGTCATCGGTATTCCAGTTCCAGAATTTCTTCATGGGTTTTTCCCCTCGCTTTCGGTATAAAATTTTCCTGCCTTGTCCAGCGGCAGCATATTGCCGTTGACCAGATACGTATCGCCGCCCTGTTCGGCAGGAATGTGATTCATATCCTCAAGCTCCCGGATGTCGTTGGCGGAGAGCCAGCCGTTCTGCCTGCCGATCGCATACCCGTTCATTCGGCTCTGGTAGTCGCCGCGCAGCAGACCGTCCACATTAAACTTCGTAAAGACCTGCGAGCGTTCCGACGGCAGCACCAACTGCTGGTTCATGGTCTGCTCCCAGCGGACGCACCAGGGATTCAAGGTATATTTGACAAATTCCAGCGACTGCTGCTCGATATTGGAGAAGGTGGATTTTTCCAGATCCCCGACCATATGCGGCGGCACCCGGAAGATACGGGCGATCTCGTCAATCTGGAACTTTCGTGTTTCAAGGAACTGCGCCTGATCCGGCGGGATGGATAGCTGCTGGAAGGTCATGCCTTCCTCCAACACGGCTACATTGTGCCGGTTCGTGCCGGAAAATTGGGCATGCCAGCTTTCCCGCAGCTTGACCGGATCCTTCACGATGCCCGGATGTTCTAGGATACCGCCCGGTGTAGCACCATTGGCGAAGAATAATGCGCCGTACTGCTCGGCTGCCAGCGACATACCGATGGCATTCTTGGCCATGGCAATTGGGCTGTAGCCGATGAGTCCGTCAAACCCAAGTCCCGGAACATGCAGCACCTCATCCTGCGACAGGACAATCTGCTGGCAGCGGTTATCCGCACCGAACTCGTCCGAGTCCTTGGAGTAGGTATAGATAAGCTGACCGTTTGCGGCCCGGCTGACATCCATTTTGCTGGGAAGCAGCGGGTACAGTGCAATCGGTTGCCCGGTGCCGTTCCGGATGATCTGTGCATAGGCATTGCCCCACAAGAGAAGATGACTCATGAGCGTTTCCCGGAAGATAAAGCTCGTCATCTCCGGATTGGGGGCATCATGAAGCAACCTATACAGCGGATGATTGATGGTCTTTTCCTTGCCGCCATCCGGTGTATAACGGTATAGATTAAGCGGCAGTCCGGCGATAGCCTCTGACAACACCCGGACGCAGGCATAGACCGCCGTTGTCTGCATGGCCGTCCGTTCCGTCACCACGTTGCCGGAGGAGGTCGGACCGAACAGAAACGTAAAGGCCGTAGACAGGTAATTTTTCGGCTTGTCGCGTGAACGAAACAGTTTACTAAAAAGGTTCATATACATCGTTCCTCTCAATTTTTGGGTATAAGAAAAGCGCCTACCTTATTGATAGACGCTCTGACAATTACTCCGTGTAAAGAATATACTAATGACCTCGATGCTTTTCTTTACGCTTTTCTTGCCGCATTTCAAACTGAAGCATTTTTTCATGTTCACGTTTTTCATGTAAACGTTCTTTTCGCTTCTGTTTTCCCTGCTCTCTTTGAAGTTTCAAAACCTGCTGTGCCTTTGTACCAATTCCTGACCCCGCAATCTGCTTATTAATCAGCCTGCGCATACGTTTAGGATTTATGTGTTTTACCTCAGCAGTTTTCACTTCTATGGATGTAGTGAATCTAACACTTTAAAATGATAATTTGGAATTTTGGAATTGATGCTATATTTTATTTTTAAGGAGCATATAATTATGAATAGAAAAGAACATCATGTAGTTCCCAACTCCAATGGAAGAAATTTGATAACATTGTGTTAATGAGAGATCTGATACTTAATCCATACAAAAAGGACCTTGATATTTCAGGATCCTTTTTTGTATGGATTAAACCGTATGATGTCTTGACAGACTGTCCGATAACCGCTACTATGACGGCAAGAGAAATGGCAGAATGATCTATCTATTTTCTGCTAATATTTTATTCCATTTTACACTCACTTTGGGAGTTTACACAAAATGAGGGATACACCCCAATGATTTCCTGCCGTATGCATTGGTAGGTGCCTGTTTTTTTGATTATTAGGCTGCGTAGTTAATGGAAATCATTTGCCAAAATTAGGGTTTTTCAAAATTTCTTTGTACATTTCAATATATTTATCGGGGCGGAAATCAGTACCGCCTACAGATGAATTATATTGATATAATCCCCTTTTGGCCAGAGACAGATCAATGGTAGCTATAAACATTTCGCTTTCATCGGCGACTTCATCTTTGAATTTATGACCGGCATAGTAATAAGGTTCCCATGTTTTACGGCTTGGTCCAATGATACAGCTGCCACCCCAGAAATAATTATCCACGTCGAGACCTCCGAGATTGGCAACGGCAATATAAACCCCTTCCCGGACAACACTGGCTTCGAGAGTCACACTTCC